CAGGTGCAGAAGGATCGGCAACGATATCAGCAGCAGTTGCTAACATGAAATCTTCACCGACAATTTTATGACCTTCATTGGTCATCTTGAGTGAACCAACACCACGAGAAGAAACCCCCAATTGGACACCTTCCTTAATTAAGGATTGTGCAATCTTACCCATTGGAGTTTCGAGAAGTTGTGCCTTACCTACAAAGTTGTTTCCATCTCTGTAGAGTTCACAAATCTTGTGAGAAACTCTATCAAGGTTTACGGTAGGTCCATCAGGGTGACCAAGTTCCCCAAGAGCACGTCCTTTTTGAACGAAACTCTCATTGTAACGATTGACTTCTTTCTCCATGATTTGCATGGGATAAAGTCTACCATTACGGTTTACTTGCTCTGCCTGAAGAAAAATACCTTTAATAAAGCACTTTTGTCCAGCACCTTTTCCTTCGGTGATAAATTCTACGCTTGAAATTTCTTCTGTGATAAGTTTCATTTGTTTATCCAGTAAATCCTACTTTTGCACCAACTACTGCATTATCTGAAGCCCATATTTGGTCCGCACCTGCTTTCTCAAAAAATTCAACATGACCCTGAGGAAGAGATACAGTTGATGTATTTGCGTATCCAGCAAAAGTGCTTTTGGCAATACTAACAGTTGCAGTTCCACCAACACCATTGTATACTCTGACAACAGTTGCACTATCTAATGTAGTTGTCGCAGCTAAACCTACTTCGGTTCCTATTAATAATGTTCTTGTCATTATTCTTCTTCCTCTTGTGATTCTTGGTCAACTTCAGGTTCACCTTCACCAAATAAATTACCTGCTACAATTGGACGTGCAGCATCAATTCTTTCAGCAGATTTTGCATATAAAATACCCTTAATGGCATCAGACACATCAGTTGGCTTTGCATCTGTTGCAATCAAATCGATAACGTTATCCATAAAAATTTAGTGTATATATTCTATATTTATATTTCTGCCTTTTTGGTGTCTTTTTGCATCTGTGCATCAGCAACTGATGCATCTTGTCCCATATCTGGTTCTGTTGGAACTTGACCCATTGCCATTGGGTCCATACCGATTCCCATTGGGTCCATTCCAGGTAAAGGTTCTCCCGTAATTGGATCTACACTTCCAGGAGCTGGGATAATACCTTTGTTAATTTCATCTTCAATCTGCTCATCAATCTCAATAATCTCTGAATCAGTTTGACGAAGAACTTTCTTTCTTACAAACTCTGTGGAGTAATACTTTCCAATATAAGGTTCGATGGTTGCAAGATTGCCAAGTCTGCTTTGGAGCAATTCGGACTCTTTCAGTTCAGCAAACTGGTTATCATAGAGGAAATCATACTGAATATGATCGGACATTACTTCCCAATCTTCAAGAGACACAATATTTTTTAAAACTAATTGTGTCTTCAGCATATCGTTAAACATCTGAGAGAATCTCTTTCTCAGACGACCGACAAACTTAGCAAACTTAAGTTCATCTCTTAAAATTTCGGAAGAACGACCAAGATTAAAACCACCATCGGCAGCAATTCTTGATTCGGGAACTCCAAGTGCTCTGTAGAGTTTCTTTTGGAAATACTCAATGTCGGAAAGTTCGCCAAGGTTTTGTCCACCGGGAAGTGTAGTGATTTCAGTGCCACGACCACCTTCTCTTCTTGGAAGCCAGAAGTCTTCCATCATGGACATAAACTTGCGGTCATCACGGACTTCACCGGTATTTGCATCATAGGCAAGTTTATTTCTATAACGAGACATAACCTCTTTGAGGTATTGCTCTGCCTTTACTTTTGGAAGATTGCCAACATCAATATAGAAAATTCTACGCTCAGGTGCTCTGGACAAACGATAGATGACCAAAGAATCTTCAATCATTCTCAGTTGATTGAGTGCCTTGATTGCCTTATGCATATAAGACAATACTGTGCCTTTGTTTCTATCAACCAATCCTGAGCTACAATAAGTAACCGAATCCTTTGCAATCTTTACTGCACCTTTTTTACTGGAGGAGTTTGATACTAAACCAGTCGGATAATTTGGTGATGGCGTATAGATGAAATATTCATCGATTTCTGGTTCGACGACATTTACATCGTTATTTTGTTGAAGTCTTCCGTTAGTAAGTGCTTGATAATTATTTTCTTTCTTCTTTTCCTTACGAATAAACTTCATCTTCATTGGGTCAATGTATCTCAAATCCTGAATACCTGCCTGAGGATTTTTGAAATCAATGACCTTCAGATAATAAAGTCTTCCATCAACATACCAATTTCTAAAGATTTCGTGTGCCTTTCTATCGAAATCTAAAACTTCTTTGATATATTTAAATTCTGCTCTAATGATTTGCTTTAATCTATCACTAGCATTAAGGTTTGATAATTCAATCTCAACTGGCGAGTCATAAAGATCACTAACGATAGCTTCATTTACTACATCTTCAATGGCACCATCACACTCAGGATGAAGTGCCATTTCTCTATATCTTTTGATTAAATCATGCTCAGTGCGATAAACACCTTCGATATCAACATAGTGACCATAAAATCCACTAGAGATATAATTATCAACCCCGTCCTCATTATTTTGAGGGACGGGGGATACTACCGAAGGTGGTTTATTCTGCGAATCGTCAATAGAAAAACCAAAAAGTTTTGCCATCGTATAAACTATCTACTTGTTATGGACTATTTAGTTAATGTTTTCACCACCCGAATTAGGACCACTACCTCTGATTGCTTCCCACCAGAGAACTTGCATTTCGACAGTGAATTCTTGAATTCCCTGAGCATCATATGAAAGTTCGATTGGGGCAACCTGAGTTGGGAAGAGGTCATAGAAATGATACTTTCTCAGGGTGTCGCCATTACGGTCGAGTTGATAAACATAAGCATCTGCTTGATAATCTGCTGGATTGGTGAGTCCAGTGTTATCAGATACTCTATTCATAGTATTCATCCACTTTTCAAAAGCAGAACGAATAGAGAAATCGGTATCGTTGATAACGGTGATTGACCAAGTATCGAAGGTTCTGTCTCCAGCAACCTTCAAAACTCTTCCTCTGAAAGGAACTTCAATAGGTGCTACGTTTGATGCGGGAAGATTTGCTGCCTTGACAAGAAATCTTGCCTTATTGAGAATGTCATTCAAACCATCAACAGCTACGGTTGAGGGGAATGATAATTCAACTTCAAACAGATTAGAGCGTGCACCGCCACCAGTCAGTTTGCTCTTAAAATCAGTAATCTTTCTTAGTGGGGGTGGATTAAGTTGATTTCTAGTTGCCATTGTTTTTTATACCTCTAAGGTTGATTAATAATCAAACGTTGCCAATTACTTCGTCAAACGAAACACCAGTTCTGGTGGCAACAAACGTGAGACCGATGAAGTTAATCGATCTGTTTGGTTTGATGAAGATATCAGCAACAAATTCATTGTTGTCGATAACAGCAGCGGTGTTGTTTGTTTCGTCGCAAACGACGACATAATCAAAGATTCCTCTTTTTGATTGGACATCACGAAGGAATGGTTCGATGATGTTTACAAAGTTTGTTCTTGTAATCTCATCGTTGAATTCGAAGAGTTGGTCTCTAGCAGCAGCTGCAATTGCTTTCTCAAGATAGATAAACAAACGACGGACATTGATTCTATCAAATGCTGATGACTTACCAAATCCAGTTTTATCACCAAAGAGGACAATACCATCTCCAGGTGAGAAGATAACTGGGTTGACTCTATTGGAATAGAGTTTGTCTCTTTGAACTTTGGATGGATTGTAAGCAAGTTTTACTGCATTGAGAATTGCACCTCTTGCAGTTCCTGCAGGTGAGAACCATGGGAAGTTTCTGAGGTCATTTCTTGCACAAAGACCAGCAATATCTCCATTCAGTGGGACATAACGGAAAGTATCAGAGAATCTATCATACATGTACTTGTAACCACTATCAAATACCGCATAAGTTGAAGAGGTTACAGGTGCATAGAAACCTGTTACATTATCAGTAATGTCTGCATCGGAATTGACTGTAACACTACCAACAGTAGTATCAGTAATAAATGCCTTTCTGTAAGGTGAAATGAATGCGAGTGCATCTTGTCTTGCTTCAGCAACTGCAATCAGTTTGTTAGCAAGTGCTTGTGCGCTTTCTTTAGTATAGTTTGCTGAACCCATCAAGAGGAAATCAATATCATAATTATCTGTGTTTTCAAAGAGGTCATAACCAGTATTCAATGCTGATGTGCCTGCAGTGAGAGCACCTGTAGAAGAAATGCTAGTTTCACCACCGTAGTCCTTACCATTAGAAAGTGTTAAGGTGTTTGCTCCAGTAGCGTGGAAGATAACGCCAGAAGCATTTTGGTTCCAGTTTCCACCATTACTAGATACTACAGTATATCCAGTACCAACAAATCCAGTAGCAACTGTCTC